AGGCTTCCAGCCGCTTGATGGTTTCGGGCTTCAGCCCGCCATAGGCCAGTTCCTGGATGCGGTAGGCCAGGCGGCTTTCGAGGTAGCGGCGGTTGAAGGGCGGCGGCTCGCTATCGAACAGGTCCCGCCACTGTTGCTTCAGGTCAGGCGTCGATGTGGTCTTCAGCGCAGCCAGGCGCGCGGGGATGGGATCGGGTTTCGTCATGCGTCTCTCCGGTGTGTTGGAGTTGCATGAAGGCATTGGTCGGGCGGACAGTGTAGGCAACTTTCTCCAGTCTGGTCAGAGACTTCGCCCCTTTCGCGCATCCGTAGGCGGATTAGGCCGAGGGCCAGCAAACCGCACAGTTCAGTGCGGCGCTGGGCCGGGGTCATCTGGTCGGGTAGCAGAGCGTTGGGGCGCTTCATCAGGATTGTCATGCTGATTGGTTGGATAAGAAAACGCTATGCGGTTTCCTGAAAATCACAATGCAAAACAGTGGCTTATCGCGGCTGCGCGCAATCATTCGAAATGGTGCAAAGTTGCCATAGGCCCCGAAATCGCCTTTGACATGCATGATTTGACCTTAACAACGCTCATAAAGCGAATCATGATCCGCCGAAGGCGAGCGGTGCGACGGGGTGCTCAACGTTACGTGGCCTTCGATTGGCGGAAGATGGCGTTTCGTTGGTGGGTCTGAACGATGGTTGAAAGTTGAATCAATGGGCCATCAGCGACTTGGAAAACTGCCAGCCTATCGACACTTGCCTGAGATCATTCGGTACTTGGTGGATGGGGGCACGCCGACAGAGGAGATTGTCGACCAAATCACCAAATTCGGACAAGAGGCCCTAAGTTTCGCTCTCAAGGACGACGTATTCATTGAAGCACTTTGGCTTCTGATCCGTTTGCCTCAGGCCGCAGCTAGCAAAGATCCTGTGGCGGCACTCGCCGAGTTAGGTATCAATGGTTCCCCGTTATCTTCGATCGCCGAAATTCTCTTCCAATACGATCAGACAGTCGAGCGGGCACAGCGCCGAATTCACCAAGGTACCACTGACCTCGGCGAGATCGCCCGCCGAGCCGGACTGTCGGCTCTGGCCGAAGGGCTTCAGTCGAACCTGCCATCTCTATGGAGTCCCGGCACGGCGGATGTGGAGGCGGCGCTCAAGGGACTGAAGGGGACAGACAAGTTCGCCGGGCTGGCGCACACCTTCTACTCCAGCTTTGTTGACCGAGTTATTCACTACTATGTCGACCGAAATCTACACCGCATGATCGGCCCCGACCGTATCGCACGTTCGATCCATGATCTTGAAACATTCAATGGCGCGATCCGGCGCCATTGCAACGAGTCCGCGTTGATCATGCGAACCTTCGCAAGGGATTGGCTCGGCAAAAATCACTATAGGGACGGGAAGGCCATTTCTCGCGCCGATGTGCGGGCTTTTTCCTCGCATGCCGTGGAAAAGATCCGAAACGAACTTGCAATTCGAAAAGGCAAGCCATGAAACAGCACGTGATCGAATGCGGGGTGGATGCGCCGTCTTTTGAAGGCTCGATTGCCATGAACGTTCACGGCCCATCAAAGAATGTGAACTTGCGCATCGATTATATCAGCCGGACGATGCTTGCCAATCTTCCCGACCTGTTGATCGACCTTCTGGAAATTGCCTCCTACGTCTATTGTGCCGACCAGCGACTGGACCGAGGAACTGATCAACTTTCGAAGTTCGGCGAAAACTGGCGGCGTAGCCTGAAGTTTTCAATCCCGGTGCGAGAGCTGCCGGTTTGGCAAGACAGCGAAGTCTTGGACGCACTCAGCGACACGCTGGGGTTTCTTTCGGACGACACCTATTCGTTTGAGTTCTGGCAGGCAAAAACTCCGACCCAGCCGAAGGAACTCTATTTTCACGACTTGATCGACCCTGAAGATGAGCACGACGGCGTTGCTCTCTTTTCTGGCGGGGTCGATTCTTTCGCGGGTGCGGTAACAGACTTGGTCGCCAATGGTCGGTCGCTCACGCTTGTCGGGCACTATTCGTCGACCAAGGTTCGAAGTGTCCAGGAACACCTGATTGCCGAACTGAAGCGAAGGGGCCACGAACAACGTCTGTCGTTTATACCGGTCTGGGTAAGCAACGAAAACGTCACAGCGCGGGAATTCACGCAACGGACGCGTTCGTTCCTTTTCGCATGCCTCGGCATGGTCGTCGCGCAGATGTCTGGCAAGGACACGTTCAGTTTCTATGAGAACGGCGTGGTCAGCATCAACCTCCCGTTGGCCGGGGACGTGATCGGCGGCCGGGCAACCAGGACGACCCACCCGAAGGTACTTCGCGGACTTGAAGGCCTGTTCTCGCTCTTGCTGGATAGGCAGATCCGGATTCAGACGCCTCTCCAATGGATGACCAAAAAGGAGGTGACCCAGCTGATCGAGGCCGGAGGGATGGTCGACCTGTTGAACAAGACTGCCAGTTGTACGCGGCCGCGAAAATGGAACGAGAAGCAGAAGCACTGTGGCCTTTGTTCGCAGTGCATCGACCGTCGCTTCGGCATCCTGGCGGCTGGGCTGGGGGCATACGAGACCCCAGACCTTTATATGAACGACCTGCTTCTTGCGAACCGTGACGATGGCGGCGAACTGCGGATGGCGCTGGCCTATGTAACGTTGTTCAAGAGGGTTTCTGCGACGTCGAAGGAAAGGTTCCTCGTCGACTTTCCCGAGATCGTATCAGCCGTCGGTCATTTTCCTGACATGCCTGCCGCCGAAGCGGGCGACCGGTTGTACGACCTGTTTCAGCGGCATGCCAAGGCAGTCGAAGATGTGATTTCCTCAGCCGTCAAGGAGCACAGTAGCGCCCTTTACCGAAACGAAATTCCGCCAGCGTCACTTCTTGCGGCTTGTTACAGCGGAAAGGTCGTCGAGCAGACCCCACCTTCGAATTATGATGCGGAGGCCAAAGCGTTCATGGATCGGCTATCGACGCCGATCCTGGAGTTCGCCTTCGACAAGGACCAAGATCGAGTCCACTTCCGTGGCGGGCTGGCGTTGGACGGCACCAATTTCAAATTGGTCGGCGCTTTGATCGATGCCTTCAGGATGGCAAAGGGAAACCGGTCTGAAGTACCGTACTCGCCAGCGCCGGATCTGGCGACGGCGCTGAATATTTCTGAACAGGCAATGCGCACACAGATCAGGCGCCTGCGCAACGCGATCGAGCCGTTGGCGGTGTCGATGGGCATTCCGATGGGGCAGGACACGTTCATCGAAAACAAAGAGCGGTCCGGGTACCGAATCAATCCCAGCTGCCGCGAGATTTCGGTCGCCGACATTCTGGATCAGACGCCTCAGTAAGGCCGCGCCGAAGGGCGGTTGTCACAACCGGCCGAGCCCAATGTCACATCTCCCTTCGTTCGGCCCCGGTTTTCCGGGGCTTCTTCTTGTCTGGATGTAACAAGAAAATCCAAGCCTGATTATATCAAGCCAAGCGCAACCCGTTGAAAATGCTCGTATGTCCAAGTGCCTCGGCGCTGCTGGACATACCCGGAGGCAATTCAACGGAGACCAGTATGTCACTCAGGCATCTGAACCAGATCAATCTCGCCGATCGCTGGAACATTTCGCACCGCACCCTCGAACGGTGGCGCTGGACCGGTGAAGGTCCGCGGTTCGTCAAACTGGGCGGCCGGGTCGTTTACCGACTCGAAGACGTCGAAGCGTTCGAACGCGATCAAGTGCGGGAAAGCACCGCCACCAAGCCCGAACTGAAGCTGGCGTGATGGGGGCGGACATGAATATCCCGAACCGCTTGAGCGCTTCTGATCTGCGCGGCATGCAGATCGGCGCGATCGCAGCTCTGTCGGGCGAAGAACTCGCCCCGCTTCGTCTGGAAGCCGAGGAGCAACTGCGCAACGCCAAGACCCTCTGCGACTGGATCGATGGGGCTATCGCTCTGAAGTACGGTGATCGGGCACAGGATGCCCGCATTGCCGAGGGCAAAGACACCGGCACGATCCGCTTCGCCGATGGCGCAGTGACCGTGGTCGCTGAATTGCCCAAGCGGGTCGATTGGGACCAGGCGAAGCTCGCGTCCCTCTTCGAGCGCATCAAGGCGGATGGCGAGAACCCCACCGAGTACGTCGACATCTCCTTCGATGTTGCCGAGCGCAAGTACTCCGCCTGGCCCGCGCATATCCGCATTGCTTTCGACGGCGCGCGCACGGTGCGGACCGGCAAGCAGCGCTTCCGCTTTTCCCAAAATGACGAGGTGACGAAATGATCGGCCAGACCAAACTGGGCCAGCTGCGCGCGCGCCATTATGGCCTCGAGAAGCTGCCGGAAACCGTCCTTATCCCCGCATTGGGCAACCGCCGCGAAGAGTCGGTCAAGCCGATCGAAACCGCGACTGTGGACGATCTGGCCTTCGCGCTCATCGCTTTGAATGAACGGTCCTCGGTCCTCTACCGCGAGATCGATGCGTTGCGGACGTTGCAGGATGAGGCGCGCAAAGTCGGCGCTCGGGGCGCAGACATCGCAGGCGATGCGTTGATCACAGCGAAGGGGGGCAAGTAATGGCCCTCCCGATCATCAGCGCCGACGAACGACTGGCGCAGCACAAGGGCATCAAGGGCTGCATCTTCGGCCGGTCGGGCATCGGCAAGACCAGCCTCCTGTGGACGCTGAACGCCTCGACCACCTTGTTCTTGGACCTCGAAGCCGGGGATCTGGCGGTCGAGGGCTGGGATGGCGGCACGCTGCGGCCCCGCACCTGGAAGGAATGCCGCGATTTCGCGGTGTTCATCGGCGGGCCGAACCCGGCACTGCGCGAGGACCAGCCCTACAGCCAGGCGCATTTCGACGAGGTCTGCGGCCGGTTCGGCGATCCGGCGGTGGTGGATCGCTACGAGACGATCTTCATCGACAGCATCACCGTGGCCGGCCGGCTCTGCTTTCAGTGGTGCCGGGGTCAGCCCGAAGCCTTCTCGGACAAGACCGGCAAGCCGGACATCCGGGGTGCCTACGGGCTCCATGGCCGCGAGATGATCGGGTGGTTGACCCACCTGCAGCATGCACGCGGCAAGCATGTCTGGTTCGTGGGCATCCTCGACGAGAAGCTTGACGACTTCAATCGCAAGGTCTTCCAGCCACAGATCGATGGCAGCAAGACCGGCTTGGAGCTGCCGGGGATCGTCGATCAGGTCATCACCATGGCCGACATCGCCGATGCAAATGGCCAGCCCCAGCGCACCTTCGTCTGCCAGACGCTGAATCCCTGGGGTTACCCCGCCAAGGATCGTTCGGGGCGTCTGGCCATGATCGAGGAACCGCACCTCGGTCGGCTGATGGCCAAGATCCAGAGCCCGATCCGCCCGGCAATGGAGCGCCTGAGTTATCCGGCCGTCGCCTCGTCCGACCCTGCCGCATCGTCGGCAGAAACCACCCCTTCCATCAACTCGAACTGAAAGGAACCGTGCAATGTCCGGTATCTGGAACGACTTCAACTCCGCCCAATCCAACTCCAATGTCATCCCGAAGGGCACGCTGGCCAAGGTGCGCCTGACCATCCGCCCCGGCGGTTTCGATGATCCGTCGCAGGGCTGGACTGGCGGTTTCGCCAAGCGCGCCGCGACCGGTGCGGTCTATCTCGACG